CGCTGAGGTAGGCCTCGATCTTGGCCAGCTTGTCCCGGCTGCGGGAGTTCGCCGCGTCCTGGATCATCGCCGCTTCTGTCGCGGTGCGACGGATCGCCGACTCGGGCTGCCCGCGCATGTAGTCGCTCACGCCGCTGACCGTGTTGATGTCGTCTTCGATCAGCTGGGACTGGTTGTAGAAGTCGGGCGGCGTGCCGATCGATGGCAGCGGGGCGATCAAGCGGGACGGGTCCTGATCGCCGAGGGCGGGCACCATCGAGTTGTCGACGTCGGACTCGAGGGCGCGCACGCCGTCCTCGTCGAAGCCGTCGCGGGCGTAGATCCACTTGCGTGCGAACCGCTTGCGGTGGTTCAGCATCTGGTTGCGGGTCTCGTTGAGCTCCAGCTGCAGTGACTCGATCGACTCGATCTCGCCCATCGGGTAGAAGTTGTCGGTCACCTCGTAGTTGCGCAGCATCAGGAACGGGTGCCCGCTGGCGTAGGGCATCGGTGCCGGCTTGATGAGGTAGGCGTCGTTGAGCGCCGAGCCTTCGTTCACCGAGTCGCCCTGCAGCGAGAAGGTCGACACCTCGTTGCGCTTGATGTCGTAGAACTCGATGATCTCGCAGTAGCTGACCGCCCCCTCGTCGGGGGTGTCGATGTCACTGCGCCCGTCGTTGTCGCCCTGGCCCGAGCTCACGAAGCGGGTCGTCACGGCGACGGCCTTGCGGGCCTGGCGGTCGTAGCGAGAGTCGACCCGAACGTCTTGCACCGGACGCCAGATGCGCTGGGCGATCCAGCGCATCTCGCGCGGCAGCCTGGCGTCCGGGTCGACGAACATATCGAACGGGCTGATCCGCTCGAGATAGGGGCGATCGGCCACCACGGCGGTGGTCTCCGACTCGACGTTGCCGGGGATCGGCAGGCGGTCGTCGATGCCCTCCTGGTCGCCGGTCTCGATCGTGTTCTCGCCACCGAGCTCGCCGGTCGGCTTGGGCTCGGGCGGCTTGGTGAAGCGGTAGCCCGCCTTGGTCCATCCGTGGCCGCACAAGATCCAGTCGTCGACGGCCAGGCGGATCTCGTCCTGGTAGTGGTGGCAGCGCCAGAGGTAGTTGAGCACCTCCTCGACGATCACCGCGCCAGGGGCGTTCTCGGGCTTGCGGGCGTTGACCACGAAGCGGGGGTTGTTGATCGCCACCGCCGGGGCGATCACGTTCTTGGTAGCGAACACCAAGTTGATCACCAGCCGGTCGTTGCGGCTGGCGGCGGCGTACTGCTTGCCCCGGTAGAGCTCGACCATCCGGTGCCAGAGCTCGTCGTAGTTGTCGCTGCGCCACTTCTTCGATCGCTCGATCTCGTCGCGCGAGAACTGCAGCTTGTCGACCAGCTTCATCGGTGGCATGGCACTACCAAGGCTGCGTCATCGGCGGCTGCTGCTGTTGCATCTGCCCCTGCTGCAGGTACTGCATCAGCGCCATGATCATCGGGTGCATCTGCCCGCCACCGCCGCCGCCGTAGATCGGCGGCGTCCCTCCGCGGGGCATCCCGTTGCCGGGGATCGTCGGCATCGGGAACTGACCACCCGGATACCCGCCGTTGCGCGGTGGTGGCATTGGCCCCCACCCACCGCCGCCGCCACCTTGCATCGGGCCACCGGGCATCGGGCCCCTCGGCTGCATCGGACGCGGGCTGCGCGGCATCATCGGGTTGATCGGCTGCAGCTGGTTGCCCCCCGTCGGCATCGGCTTGTTCGGGTACGGTGCCGGCTGCATCGTCCCGCCACCGAGCGGCCCGCGAGGTCGCTGCATTGGTTGTGTCCATCCGGCCATCATCACCATCCGTAGGTTGAGGCGGGCTCGACGTCGACGCCGACGACGCGATCTCCCAGGATTTCCGCTCGGCGCTCCGCATTCGTGTAGTCGTGGAAAGCGGCACGCGTGTAGCCACCACCACCCACGAAGGCAAAGCCCACCGAGGCGACGCGACAGCGGAAGCAGCACTCCCGATCGGTCTCGGCGGGGCGACCGCACGCACAGTTCACGCGCAGGGAATGTCGGTGGAGTTCGACCAGATTTGCGAGGCCTGATCGGTGCCATTCGGGTTGTTCATGACGAACGCCTGGTACGTCCCGCCGACATCGCAGGGGAACGTGCCGACGACCTCGGTCGAGGAGACGAAGACCGTCGGGAACTTGTAGATCGACCCGGTGGCGACCGAGCAGCCATCGACGAAGTTGCTGCCGGTGAACGTCACGTCCGCCGGGGCACCCACCGCCAGCGACGTCGGCGCGACCGAAGTGACCACCGGGGTCGGGATGGCAGCCGCCGGGGGACCACCCCGCTCGATCGGGCGCTGGCCGGTGTAGCGCGGCTTGTCCCTGCCTCGCTGGACCTGGCGCTGGCTGTGCATCCGGGCAACGGTCATCGCTGACTCCTCACGTAGTGGCGGCCGATCGGCTCGCGCTCGGTGGGCCGCTGCTGTGGCTTGTCGAGCTTGCCGAACATCATGCGCTCCATGTAGCCCCATGTGCCAGGGGGCGGTTCGTTCACCGGCTGATATTCGCGCAGCCAGACGTACTTGAGCATCTGCGCGGCGATCGACAGCGCCATCACGCGGTCGTCCCACGGCGTGCCGTGCATCTTGCCGTTGCCCTCGCGGATGAACGAGCGGAGCTCGCTGATGCAGTCGGCATCGTGGCAGTGCAACTCGTTGTCGCGCAGCGCCTGGTTGAGCTCGTCGATGGCGACCGGCTTGGTGATCGTCGTGGTGCGCCAGCCGAGCACCTGCGACGGCACGGCGTGGGCCTTGGTCTGGCTGCGGGCGTGGTACAGCGGCGAGTAGATCATCCGCGCCAGCGCCTTGTTGGTGACCAGCCCGTGGTTGTTGGACTCCACCCCGACGAGGGCGTTGTTGTACCAACGTCCGAGGTTGAACACCACGTCGGTGCCGAGCAGGTCGGGGTCCACCCGGTCGTGGAAGCAGGCCACCACGTCGCGCGTCTTGGCGTTGATGACGTAGGCCACCGAGTAGTCGCCGTGCTCCAGGCCCTCGGCCACGTCGACGCCGATGACATAGCGGCCCCCCTCCTCGGGCGGGCTCCACAGCCGCAGCGGGCCGTTGGGCTGCTCGTCGAAGTGGCGTCCCTCGAGCTCGCTCACCAGCCGGCCGCGCATCGGCTCGACAGCGGTCATCGCCCGCAGGGTGTCGACGTCGAACACCGGGTGACCTGAGCGCAGGAACGCCTCGTCGGCGTCGTTCGGATACTCCTGCGCCACCTGCCAGTCGGGCAGGTCACGCTTCTTGGCCTCGTACCATTCCTCGTCGCGGTCGCCGGACCACCACGGAAAGAAGATCCCCTTGAAGCGATTCGTCCCGTTCTGGCTGCCGATCCACAGCTTGTGGAACAGGTTGCCCTCGCCATGAGCGGTCCCGAGCATGATGACGCGCCCGCCCACATCGGCAATGGGCTCGATGGCAGCCCAGGCTTCGTCGGAGTTCGGCAGCAGACCGAGCTCATCTACGACAACGGTGTACACGGTTTCGCCGCGTGCTGGGTCACTGGCCGAGGGAAGCGACTCGAGGTACGACTCGTTCGACATGGCCATGCGGGTCTGGTTGACCTGGACTACCGGCCCTCGGTACTTCATCCAAGCGGGCAGGAAGCGGCTGCCATACTTCGCCTTGTCCAGCAGCTTGACCGCATCGCGCTCCGTCTTGCTCAGCATCACGATCGCCCGGTCGGGGTAGAAGAAGGTGAGCCAGAAGGCATAGGTGGAGATGAGAGTTGAGAACCCGATTTGACGGGCCTTCAACGCCACCGTGTAGCGCTCGGACAGCCACAGGTACACCGCCTCCACCTGTGCGTCGAACAACTCGAAGTGGATGCGGCCCCGCTCGGGGTGCCTGATCCACCAGTAGTGGGCGCAGAAGTAGCGGAACGCCTCCAGCTTCTCGTCGTCGGAGACCTTCCACGGCGGCGCGACCCGCCGCCACTCGCGCTCTTGGAGGAGCTCCTCGAGTGCGTACTCAGACATCCGTCGCAGGGGACTCCGCCGCAGCGGTGAGCTCGCGCAGCATCGCCAACTCGCTGTCGAGCTCGGTGACGATGGCGTGGAGCTCGGCCACCTCGCTGGTCAGCGCCAGGTTGCGCTCGAGGAGCTCGCCCTTGACCTGGCGATCGCGGGCCATGATCTTGAGCAGGTCTTCGCGGGAGAGGTCTTCAAGGGCCATCGGTGGGTGTCGCAGTCTCTTGGTTGGCAGCCAGGATCGGCTGCACGGCGGACAGGATCTGAGCGTCGCTGATCACGCTCGGGTCATTGCCGGGTCGCTCGACGTTGCCAGCGAGCGCCGAGGCGTAGGCCTCACCGAATCCCGGCGAGCCGCTGATCTGCCACTGCCAGGTGTCGGCGAACATCAGCGGATGGGTGACCATCATCGGGTCCTCGGTCGCCGCGCAGGCTGCGATGCGCCCGCGGAAGTCGCGGTCCTCGGCCAGCAGGGCGTTGTCGGAGTAGGCCATCAGTGCTCCAAGTCTGTGAGTCGGCGATCGATCGCCTGGATGGCGGCGATGATGCGCGGGGTGAGTCTGCCGTAGTCGACACCCCAGGGCACGAAGTCCTCGTCGCCCGGCTCACCCTCACCAGCAGTGACCGCCTCGGGAGCGACGAGAAAGAGGTCCTGGGCGAAGAAGCCGATCTTCTCCGACGTGTCGGGGTTGCCGATCCAGGTGAAGTGCACCGGGGTGATCGCCCGGATGATGTCGAGCGACTCGTCGTCGTCGACATTGCGCTCGAAGCGCTTCTGGCGCTTGTCGCTGGTGGTGTTGTAGGCCACGCCCGTGGTCGACTGCTGGGTGATCGTGCCGATGACGGCGTTGCCCGTTCGCCGGAACGATGCGAACAGCGAGGCGTTCCCGTCGGCCGCACCGATGTGGTACCAGTAGGCGTTGGCGAGCCCGGAGGCAGAGATCGTGGCGAAGGTCTGGCCGGTGGCGAACAGCGACGCCCCGGCATCGGTGGCATAGGCGCTCGTGGTGTAGCCGAAGTACAGCGCCC